AGGAAATTCCTGAGAATATTTTTAATACATTATTGGCAAGACTTACAGATAATCATGGTCGCTTAATTCTGACCTTTACTACTCTGCAAGGATACACGCCATTAGTTAATAGTTTACTGAAAGGAGCTACGACAGTCAGGTCAAAGTATAGTGCGTTAATGGATAAGGAACTACCGCTGGAGCAAGTGTCTGCGAATTGGCCTGACTGTCGCATATATTATTTTTGGTCACAGGATTCACCATTTGTGGATGCAAATGAACTTGTGCGTACCTATTCCAAGCAACCACAAGAGGTAAAACTTGCTCGATTATTTGGAATACCAAGTAAGAGCTTTGAAGGAAAGTTCCCAAAATTCCAGCGTGAGACAAATGTAATAGAACATAGTAAGATACCATTCATACTAGACCCATCTGTAAATGTAACACGTTACTTTATTTGCGATCCGGGTGGTAGTAAACCTTGGGTTGGATTATGGGCAGGTGTAACGAAGGACAAGAAGATATACATCTATCGTGAGTTCCCTGACAGTACAATGGGAGCATGGGCAATCCCACACATCAATGGTGCTGGTAAAGCAGTGGGAAAGCCTGGCCCTGGACAACGTCCTCTAGGTTGGGGGTACAGTGATTACAAGGATTACTTTGAAGCACAGGAGGATGGTGAGGAGATATTTGAGCGTATAGTTGACCCACGAATGGGAGCAGCCACAGTGCGTACGAAGGAAGGGGAGAGTAATATAATTAACACGATGAGTAACATGGGATTTGTATTCCGTGCTGCACCAGGTGTGTCCATAGACTCAGGTATTGCGAAGATCAATGATGCACTATCATGGGATGACACAGAACCAATGACTGACAATAATTGCCCACAACTTTTCTTCTCCGATCAGTGCGAGAATACAATATCTTCCATGCTTGAATATGCAGGAGAGAGTAAGAGTGATTACTTCTCTGACCAGATTGACTGCCTGCGTTATTTATTTGTAAGCGGAGCAGAACATATCACCCATCGTGACATACAGGTCACAGGTGGTGGTGGGTATTAGATTGACTACATTAGGTGTATAATGTAGTTTTATGCTACACCATGCTCTCTGCTAGCGACCCAGAACTATTATACGTATCTAAAGAGCCTGATATCGCTTACCTTGCGGAAGCATACAAGCGTACTCAGAGTGACTTGGGTGAGTGGTTAGATCGCAGACAAAGAGATTACGATACCCGTCATTGTTTATGGTCAGGTAAATCGGATGACTTTAAGAAGCACGCTTCACAGAGTTCAACAGGTGAGGTATTTCCGTGGGAAAGTGCGAGTGACAGTGAAGTCCGTATGGCAGATGAATTAATCTCCTGCCGTGTGGCAATGAGCATGAATGCGATTAGACGTGGTCACATTGTAGCCACACCAACAGAATCAAATGATGTTGAGCGTGCTAATGTGGTCAGCATGTTCTTACGATGGTTAATTAATTCCAAGATGCAAGAGTTCTACCCAGAGGTTGAGCTTGGATTAAACCATCTATTTGAGAAGGGCATGATGGTACATTACTGCTGGTACGAGAACCAAGAACTCAAGCAACAGCAAACAATTAGCCTAGAGGAAATCGCTCAAGTCCTTCCACAGATTGCCGGAGCAATCCAAGATGGAAGTATGGACGAGGAACTCACAGAAGTTTTAAAAACGCAGTTTGATATTAGCAAGTCCAAGGCACGGGCAATGTTAAAGGAAATGCGTAAGGATGGAGAAACAACAGTACCTGTAACACGCCAAGTTGTAAGCAGACCAAAGATCAAGGCACTTGCACCAGATGAGGATGTGTTTTGGCCAAGCTATTGTATAGATCCACAGGAAGCACCATACATGTTCCATGTTGTATCCATGACCCCAGAGCAATTAAGGTCTAAAATTAATACCGAAAATTGGTCAGAAGAGTTTGTGGATGCTGCTATTGAACTAGCAGGGCAGGGCGAGGATACAGATCAAAACATCTATCAATTGCGTGAGGATGATGAGTTCACCAGAGATAACGAGAATAGCCTTGTTAGAATAGTGTACTGTTATCAAAGACTATTAGATGAGGATAATGTGCCAGGTATTTACTGTACGATTTATCATAGCAATATTACAGATTTATATGCCAAGCACCAACTGCTTGACTACTCGCATGGACAGTATCCATTTGTTGTAACCACACTTGAGAAAACAAGTAAGAAACTTTACTCCTCAAGGTCATACCCAGAACTGATTGAAAGTTTACAGCAGGTACTCAAGGCAGAAACAGATGCTGGAATTGATGCACAATCATTAGCAACTTTACCACCCATCGAGTTCCCTATGGGTCGCTCACCTGCGAGGTTTGGGCCTGGGGTAAAGATTCCATACCGCACACCTGGTGAGGTAAGATTTGCAGACACTCCTCGTGGATCAGTATCCAATGTCGAGCTACGAAGATATATACAGGAACAAGCAAATAGATACTTTGGTAGGAACGCACCTGGTGTAGATCCAATTGAAGCACAGATGAAACAACAGGAGGTGATTGATAAAGTATTTCACCACCTCAAACATGTGCTTGATCAAGTGTACTCTCTTTATCAACAGTATGGCCCTGACCAAGAATACTTCCGTGTCACAGGTATGCAGGACATGCAGAAGTATGATAAGGGCAATCCTAGCGAACGATTTGATTTTTACATGCAGTTTGATGCTGCAAGCCAAGACCCAGAACAAATGCTTGAGCGTGTAAAAGCAATTGCCCAACTTGGCGCACAACTCGACAAGAATGGTACGCTAGACACTGAGCGATTATTACAGATTGCAGTTGGACAGATTTTACCGGGGGCTGCGGAAAGTATTATGCTTCCCAAGGAAACCGCATCACAAAAAGCAATGGATGAGGAAAGACAGACCATTGCAGAAATCTATGCTGGTGTACCACCCAATGTTAAACCTAATGATGCCCATGAGATGAAGTTGCAGATATTCCAGCAATGGTTATCGCAACCCGATGTGGCACAAAAGGTACAACAAGACCCTGCCTTACAGGAGCGTATTTCCAATTACCTACAGCAAAGACAAATGCAAGTACAACAGAAAGCAAACGCTGAGATTGGTAGGCTGGGAGCAGCACCCACACAATTTGGAACAACAGGAGCAGCATCAACAGGAGGATAAGATTATGCCAATGGTAGGTAAAAAGAAATTTGGATACGGAACTAAAGGTGTGGCGAAAGCTAAGTCTTACGCTAAAAAGACGGGCAAGAAAATGTCCTACAAGCGCAAGAAGAAGTGAGCGTAAATTATCGTGGCGAGCGTTTTAGTGCTTATAACAAGCCCAAGCGGACACCCGGTAAGTCCAAAAAATTTGCAGTCCTTGCTAAAGATGGTGACAAAGTACGTCTCGTTCGATTCGGAGATCCTAATATGTCGATCAAGAAGAACATCCCCGCCAGGCGTAAATCCTTCCGTGCAAGACATAAATGCGATGAGAAGAAGTCTAAACTAACTGCTGGCTATTGGAGTTGTAAGAAATGGTAGCTAAGAAAAAAGCCAAGTCCCGTGTGAATGAAGCTGGTAACTATACCAAGCCAACCATGCGTAAGAGACTGTTTAGTAAGATTAAGTCTGGATCAAAGGGAGGTCGCAGTGGTCAGTGGTCTGCCCGTAAAGCCCAAATGCTTGCGAAGCAATATAAAGCAGCAGGTGGAGGTTATCGCAACTAATGCCATTAAAGAAGTCACAGAAATCGCTCAAGCGATGGACAGGGCAGAAGTGGAGAACCGCATCTGGTAAGAAGTCTTCCGAGACAGGCGAGGTGTATGCACCTGCAAAAACAATAAAGAAACTTAAAAGCTCAAAGGCAGGCAGAGCAAAACTTGCTGCTGCTAACAAGAAGAAACGTGCTGCCACAAAAAAAGGTAAGCAATACTCTAAACATGGATTACACAAAGGTAAAAAACGATGAGTCCCCGCAAAAGAAAAACCTACCACGAGATTGACCCAGAGGAAGCAATAACTGCTTTAGCCACTTTAAAGAATGACCCTCACTTTAAGAAGTACATCGAGATGCGAGAAGCAATGCGTGAGGAAGTAATACGCCAGCTTCAAACAAAAGCAATCATCGACTGCACAAATCGACACTACATGATGACAGGTAAGCTCGAAGCAATTGATGAGGAACTTGATACCTTCTATAAAATGTAACTTTTGGTTATAGGTTAGTTGTCTAGATATGCCCTTGTGACTTTCGTGGGGTAGGTCACAAGGGCTTTTTTGTTGCCTTTTACTGCTCTCTAAACTACATTCTGCTACACTAGGCAATTTATGCCTTGATCTTATGGAAGAAGTAATTCAAGAGGTTGACTCAGAGTCCTCTCAAAACTCCGTGGATAGTTTAACGCAAGGTGAAGGTAACCTAACGATGGCAGAACTCGCATCAAGTTTGATGCAGAAACGCCAAAGCGAGGAAACTGAAACCACAACCGAAGAGGAATCTGAACCCGTTGAAGAACAACCTACGGAAGAAGAAGAATCAGAGGATCAGTCTGCTGAAGAGTCGGATGAATCAGATGAGGAATCAGATGAGTCGCCTGTACAACCTTCAGATGTTCTTTCAAAGTTTAAAGACCTGGACTTGGATTCATTATCCGAGGAGGAGTCAAAGGAACTCGCCAAGCATCTTAATGCTTCTGCAATCAAAAGGTTTGGGAAACTGACCGCGCAGAAACATGCGTTACTTGCTGAGAACCAAGAACTCCAAGCACAAGTTGAGCAAGCACCCGTGCCTGCTGAACAACCTGCATTCCTAAAGGATAATGCCTTGCACAATGTCAGTGATGTCAACGCACTTGCTAAAGAAGTTGAGAACCTTAACACGCTCATCGAATGGGCAGACGAAGGGATGGAAAACGAAGTGGAGTACGATGACGCTGGCAATGAATATGTGGTCAAGGATGCTGACAAGACTTACACCAAAGCGGATCTCCGTAGAATCAAAGCGAATGCAAAGAAGATACTTCGCAAAGATGCTCCGGCAAGAGAAGCCTGGATTAAGGAACGTGAAGCAAGTGACCAACAAGCAGTACAAACTTTCGACTTCCTTAGTGATGGAGAGAGTGAAGACTACAAAATGTTCATGCAGGTAAAGCAAAGCCCGCTTTATAAACCATTAGTTGACCACCTACCCAACAGCAACTTTGCACTTGGGCTTATGGTGGAAGGATTAAAGGCAGTTAAAGCGAAACAAGCAAATGCAAGTCAACCAAAGAAATTGAAGAAACCAACTGCACCTGTCGCAAGCACAGAAGCAGGTGCAAGTAAGCCAAGATCCGAGGGAAGTAAACATAAGAAAGCTGTACAAGCGGCTCATGCCAAGTTCGAGAAATCTGGCAATATAGCAGACTACCAAAATTACATAAAACTAAAGCGATCAATCGCATAAATTTAAAACAAAATTAGGAGGATATAAAAAATGGCTAAGAGTACTACCTACAATTCGAGTGGTAATCGTGAAGATTTAACTGATATTATTTCAGTTCTAGAACCAGAAGCGACACCGTTCGTTTCATTAATGAAAAAAGGAAAAGCAACCGGGACATTCTTTGAATACCAAGTTGATAAATTAAATTCACCTGATTTTTCAGGAGTTTCCGAAGGCGAAGATGTTGGAAACTTTAAGAATCAATCTGCTGACCGAGCAAGAATTGGAAATTACATCCAAAAATTCCGTGATACATTCATGGTGTCGGACTTGCAAGAGATGGTTGACACTGCTGGTGTCGCATCAGAATTTGCAAATGCTGAGTCTAAAGCAGTACGCAATGTAAAACGTTCAATTGAATCTGCATTCTGTTCTGCACAAGATCGTCAAGCAGACGCTGGAGCAGGCGCACCTTACAAAACACGAGGCATGTTAAAATGGCTTGGAGTGGGTGGACAACCTTCTGACGTTCCTACATTCGCACAGAATGTTGCTAATGACACAACAGGCACACAAACCGAAGCTACTTTTAATAGTGTTCTTCAAGAACTCTATCAAGCTAACGGAATGCCTGGTGGACAGTTGACCTTACTTGCAGGCCCAAGCCTCAAGCAAGAAATCTCAAACTTCTCCCGTCAGCTTGCAGCTACCAACGGAACTTACGTTGTTAACCAAGATGCTGATTCTAAGAAGATAACTCTCTCAGTTTCGGTATACGAGGGTGACTTCGGATTGTGCAACATTGTGCCTTCTTTGTTCATAAATAGAACAAGCGGAAGTGACACAGTTGACGCTGACGCAGGACTCTTAATTGATCCTGAGTACGTTTCCATGATGTCCTTAAAAGCTGAGTCTGTAACTGAGCTTGAGAATCAAGGTGGCGGTAGGCGCGGTTTTGTTGACGTCGTAGCCGGACTTGCATGCCTCTCGCCTGTTGCACATGGGTATTTTAACTAATAACACTTAAAATAAGGAGATTTAAGAAATGGCTAATACAGCAGTAACATTACCAAGCGCTCGCAAGAGCGTATTATCAAACCAAGAACGCGCTCAAGGGTTTACCCATAAGTTTAAAGTTCTGTTCACCGACGTTGATGAAGGAAGTGGATCAAGTGATACAGTAACTGTAACTCTTGGTGACACACCTACAGACTTCGTTATCTCAAAAGCTATGGTTAATGTAACCACCGCCTTTGCTGGAACAGGAGCATTCGCAATTGAAGTTGGTACGGACGGAGATCCAAACAACTTCATTACTAGCACAAGTGTTGCTAGTGCTGGCCCAATCATTAGTGAGGTTGGAGCAAGCGTTAAAACATTAGCAGGTAGCTTTGCCGCTGCTTCTGATGTGTTGAGCGCAGTGTTCACTAACTCGTCATCCGGATCACCATCTGCTCTTACAGCAGGTGAGCTAGACATCTATCTAGCTATGCATTCCGCAAACGACGTAGGATAAGAAACGTTTAGGATTTGGGGAGTGATCTGCAATGCGGGTCACTCCCTTTTCCACATCAATTTATTATGGCAGAAATATTCATACCTAAATGGGGCAAGGCACAAGGCAATGGTTCACAGTTTATGAAGAACCTAGAGAAGCACTTACGTTACGAAGTAGACTTGGAAAAGTACGAGGCAAAGAAACGTGAGATTGAGTGTGGCAAGGAGAATGGTGAAGGTGGACAAGTCGAGGGACTTGGACAATTAAAAGGCACAATACCTGCCCGTGAATATTTCCGCTGGCATCAAGACAAGCAAGGCTGCTGGGGCGATAAAGCGTTTACGAATGAGTTCTTTCGTGACAACCCACATTTAAAAGCCAAATCATTTTCAAAGAAGACCTTCGTAGCAGGAGGTTTTACTAAGCCCAGCTTCGCATGAGGAAGATAGCAGTAAGCACAATGGTCACCAACCTGGTAAGTATGGTTGGGGTGGATTCATTCCTTACTGCTGAATCAACTGCTGCTGTACGCAGCTTCAATCGCTTTGGCAAGTTGGCATGGGATCGCACTGCATGGCCATTCAATTCAGTCATTGAACAAATCATTCCAGACCTTCGAGTACGAAGCGTACAAGTAGGTAGTGGTGGAGCAAGCTATACATCTGCACCAACTGTTGCTTTTAGTGGTGGAGGAGGAAACTCAGCAGCAGCCACTGCAACTATTAATGCAGATGGTGAAGTAAACGGAATCGCAGTTACAAATAATGGCACTGCATTCACAGGAGTACCAACAGTTAGTTTTAGTGGTGGTGGTGGAAGTGGAGCAACTGCAACTGCAAGTATGCTTACTTACATTGATTTTGGAACAACTATTAGCGAGATATTCCGAGTCACTACTAATGACCCTTATGGTACAGCAAGCACATCAGAATTAGCATTTAGAAACATCCAGGATGCAAGCGGTAGCTCTGAGTATGGTGAAGCAATTCTACCTGACCAGGCAAGCAACGCACCTGTATGGGTACATTACCGGGCAGGCTTTCCAGAATATGCAAGTGACTCAAGTGTATTCCCCTATGTATTTAGCGAATATGCAATTGTGGGGGCGTATGGCGATTGGTTACAGAGTGACGGTCAAACCGATAAGGCGCAAGTAATCTACCAACAGGCAGAAGCAATCTTACAAAGTGAGTTGGACAAACTTGAAAGACAGGAAGGTCAGACTCAACCAATACAATTTATAACTTATGGAACTACAGCAGCAACGTCTGCATAACGAAAAAACATTATGGCATCTACATCAGAATACA